GCTTAAGTGCTTGCCTAGTTTGCCAGTGATCATCAGGGTGCTTGCGTGTGAAGTTACACTCACAATCACCGACCCATAAGTCACTCCCAATGAACCAAACATGGTTAGATTGGTGCACTCTACTCTCTTCAGTGAAGCACTCTAAGAGTACATTTAAGCGTGACTTTGTGGTGTTAGTTTCATATCCACAATCTGACAGTTTGATCCTGTCAATTGAAGGATAGATTCTCGCAATCGTATTGCCGTGAAGTAGAACGTCAATGTAACGATTGTAAGAATGAGTTCCATAAACACCATCATGAATGATGTGGACCTCAGTGTTACCGGACTTAAAGATCCGGCCGGACTTGTCAGAATGGAGTGCGTCAATGACAGCACAAACCATTCCCGCCTCAACTTTACGCATTGTCTTAGTGGTGATAGGACAATTAATGACAACATTACTGTTGCCAAGAACCCTGCCGGGAGTCAAACCCGGAAGCGTCATCGACTGACACAGGGCCGGAGTGATACTAGACGCGCCTCACTCATTAGGCGCAGGTCACATATATTGCGTTAAGAGACTCCACATGTCCTTACTGGACTTAGCATGTGTTCCACACAGTTCGCCGCCGAATCACATGGAGTCTAGAAACTATCACGCAACTTAAGAATGAAGGGCCGTTCGGGCACAAGGGTCTAGCCTCAGGCTTCCCTTAGCTCAGCTCGCAGGCTGAACCGGGTCGGCGGAGGGTTCTAAACCGGGATCGGACCTTCAAACCTCGCGGTTCTATCGGCACACCGATCCTCTGGCTACTTGCCTCGGGGGGATTCACTCAAGCACACTGGTCCATCGCTGGCCTGATCCGTCGTCTCACGCTCTCACCCGAAGGCTACTTATGCGTGACGTCCCGTCCAGAACCGCAGCAAATGGCTGCGCCGTTGCGTCTATGTCAGTTCAAATGTCAGCCGTGGTGGGACTGACCCCGAAAGCTTAGCAGGCCGTTGGGACGACCGCGCCTCGCTTCCGTCAATGGTAGCAGGCCGGAGTGGTGATCCGTCCCGCTTGAATCAACAGTAGCACGTCCCGAAGGACTTGCAACTTATGAGCCGGAAGCGCCGTAGCCCGTCCGACAGATCAACCATAGCGCATCGCCAGATCGACCGTCAACCGATCCGAAACCGGCCGACGCAATAACTATAGAGCATCGAGGTTATCCACAGTTTCCACAGGTCCGTCTGAGCCGACCATCTTACGTCGAACACTACCATGTGAAAATCGCCGAAAACCGTTGCGGCGCAAGGGATCTCAGCTATTGAGAATTGTTCGCAATAAGATCTTTCCACAGTTTCCTACCACATAATCCACATTTCCACAACCCCCTCCCTGTGTTGATTCGCTGACATTCCACAGACTTATCCCCGTTTCTTTTTTTTCCCACCGGCTGTGGAAAAATATGACCCCGGCGAGACCCGTTAGAAATTTCAAATTCCTTTTTTGACCCCTAAAGGGCCGCTGGCAGGCAAAAAGTAACAAAAATCGACAATTTCGGACCACTGAGCACTAAAAAAGGCCCTTTCGGACCTTAAAAAAGCTATAAAATTTTAAAAATCCCAAATTAGGGTACACGCGAAGCCTTAAATTTCTTCACGGCTTCAAATGCTTTCATCGCAGACTCTTCATCGGGAAGTTCATAAGCTAATTCAGTCTTTCCCCTGTCAATAAAGTCTCTAACCTGGGTCGCATCAGAACCTTCCTCGGCCATTTTCACAGCTTTATCACGAATTGCCGCCAATCCTTCAATGCGTTTAGCTCTAATTTCCGGGTCCATTTCGATTGATCTACTTTATCTATAGTTTAGTCGATTAAAATATAAAAAAGAATACTGATAGTAAGATGCGACAGTATCAGCCATCTATGGAAGCGATGATGTACGCATCACGCGCTCCTAAAAGAGATAAAGAAGGAAATGTAGATCCGGCTGAGGTACACAGTCGCAATACACTACGCAATGTTTTACTGGCTCAAGGGGTTGGCTATGGCGTTAACAGTGTTTTAGATGCACTGGAACCTAAAACTGCTAAAAGAGAAGAAGAAAAAGACTTTGGGGACCGTTTACGTGAAACGGCACGCACAGTTGCAAACGTAGCAATCCCTGCATACACGGCATATCAAATGTTCCGCCCTGGCGAGAACACGCAGCAACCTATTCCAAACGTTAATACTGAAAAGCAAGACTTAGGTGGTCCTCAGGCTCCGGGTCCTGGTGACAATGCCTACACCTCTAACGCAATTCAAACTGAATTGAATATGGGTGATGCGTCTGCAGTCGAAAGAGTTGTGGGACAAAGGACAGTTGAAGGTGGTTCTGCATTATTAAAAGGAACTTTAATTGATCGTCAACGTCAAGCAGAGGCTGATACGAAGTTAGCCAGGTCAGAACGTATGCCAGGCGTGATGCGTGACCTCAATAAAGAGGTTGATGCAGACATGGCACAAAGACTGGCCGGTCTAGAAAAAGAAGCAGCACAGTATCCCAAGCTTTCTCAGCCACAAGAAAGTGATTACAAAAAGATGGGCGAAGATGCTGCAGCGCAGTTCTTAGCTAACCAAGCGGGTAAGGTCGCACAAGAAACATCTATCCAAGACTTTGCTGAAGTCGCCCCTAAGTATGTCGCCTCTACACAATCGTCTAACCCTCTACTGAAACGTGAGCCTGCCTCAAGTTTCGCAGAAGAGTTTGGTGATCCCGGTGGACGACGTGAATCATCTGCAGAGTTTGAAAAGCGTCAAGCAAAATCCTTAGGTGATTTCTACGCAAGCATTCCGGCTGACCCGCAGACGGGTGAAAGGAATGTTAATTTTGCAGCAAGCTACAACGAAGACCGTGGAGCAGTCGAACCCAAAGCTGTTGTTGTTCAAGAAACACCCCGTAATTCTGGTCAACTTCTCCAGGGTCAATTACAGGGTCAAACGTCCTATGATCAGCAAGAATCAAGGGAACCCTTTGTACGTGCGCAATCTATAGAGGCCGCACATTCAATTGATGAGCAGGGTCCTGATGTACCACAGGTTAAGGCAATGGCACAAAAAGATGATTACCTGGTGGAGGTACTGGGCCAATTAGGTCGCGCTCAGGCTGATACACAACGTCAACTGCGGGAAATGAATGTCCGTACGACGGTTCCTACCGCAGACACCAACCCTGACTATGTGAAGTCAGATTTCCTGGTACCAGAACGTAAGGCTGCACCTGAACCTTCAAAGACAGTTGCTCCTGTCGCTGATCGACTGAAGGCAGCCGGTATTGGAATGCAGGGCATGCCTGTTGAGTTTGATGGTGATGGTATTGGCATCAATGTCCAAGGAAGAGGTGACTCTGGTTATAAGTCCTTCGATTCCTTGAGTGACATTGGAGCCAAGGCCGCACTGGAAAGGGCCGGTGTTTCTGCAGAAGAAGCTACGGATTACTGGACCGGACAGCTGAAATCACAAGGACTGATTGAGGATGCACAGCCTCAACGTAAGGTTACAATTATTGAAGAGACCGCACCACGTCAGGAGTCCACCCGTCCCATGGATGTAGCTGAACGTCTGCGCCGCATTCAAACCAGCGGGCGTCCTAATGCAAGACAGGAGGCTCAAGACTTCCTTTCGTCCATTAAATCTCAGATGACCAATGGCTAAGAAAAAGAAAGCAAAGAAAGACTGGATCGGATCCGCTATTAAGCGTCCAGGTACCTTTACGGCTAAAGCAAAGAAGAAAGGAATCACTTCAGCACAACTACAAGCTAACGTCGAAAAAGATCCTGATAAATATGATGAGAAGACACGAAAGCAAGCTAAGCTTCGTGAGACTCTTGTCAGATTAAATAACCGTAAAAAAAGTAAGCAAGAGAGTACAGACTAATGCCTAAAGACCATCGTCTTAATCTGGGTCGTTATGTTAGCAATCCCTTTAACGAAGCAGGTCAACAATATAAGAAATTAAATTTCAACGAGCTTTTTGGGTCTCGCTCAACAGGAGGTGAATACCCCTGGAACCCTTCTCGTTTTGACAAGCAAGATCTTACACGTCGCATGAAGACACGTAAGGTAACCTTGAACCCAGAACTGGGACACGTTGGTAATACTCCCTTCTTTGATGAAGACACTGGAGTAACGCAGGGCTTTGAAGTATTCCAAGGACTTGGTAGGTTTAACCGATCTTCTGACTATGACTTTGAAGAAGGTCGTGGAAGAACACCTGTGCGTCCACAGGAACAACCAGACTTTGACGAAATGTGGTATCAAGCTTATTCGTTAAGTCCGACGATTAAGGCAGGGGATCGTGCAGAGAATCCTATGCCTAGCTTTGCTAATCCTGATCCGCAAGGTAATATCCGTAAGGAAGCTGAAAGGCTTGCAGAGAAAGAATTTGAAGGTGATCGTTCTGTTTCTGAATTGTTAGCTGGCGGTGCGCCTTCAGGTGCTAAACAAGAAGGTGCAGAAGTTGAAGCCAAAGAAGACGCACAACGTAATTCAACACCTACATAAATATAGTTAAGTAGAATAGATAAAAAGTAAGTAAGACTGTGTTTGCATTAGCTGGACGATTAGCACCACTTATCGGCAAGGCTGCTGTCAAAGCAGTTACGAAGGGTGGTCAAATGATAGGGGCAAATCCCCAGATCACTAGAGATGTTGCAGCTAATGCAGCCCGGTCTGCACGTCAAGCTGTACGTGGTTTAGAAGGGGCCGAGGCCCTTGGTACAGCTGTCGCCACGACTATGTCAACAGGCGATCCTTTAAGAGGCGTTCAAGCTGGTGTAGCAAACGTAGCTGGAAATATTGGCGTCAACATGGGTCTAAATGGTATTGCTTCAAACACTTCGATTCCCAAAGGAATCCGTGAAGCAGCCCAATCTGACATGGCTAAATTCCTTGCAAGCCAAGCGGTTGCTGGGGCCGCAATGGCAAGTACTCAACGTTCACCTGCAGCTACTACCATTTCCCCTGACCAGCATGCACAAACATTACAGGCAATGAAAATGCAAGCAGCCTTGGATGAAAGTGCTCAAATTAGAGATGCTCTTATTGAACGTCAGCGCTTGACAGCAGACATTGTTAATAATAATCCAATGTCCACCCTACAAGGGATGACAGGTGTAGGCATGCCTGCAACAACGGATTATAGTTATTTACAGCCCAGGTAAGTCTACTACCTTTAAAATATAAATAATTGGATATCTATTAGAAAGATGATGAATTTCCAACAGCTCTTAGCTGCCACTATGAATCCTATGACGTTAGGCGTTGCCGCTGGTGGTGTTGGGCTTGGCCTCGTCGGAAGCGCTGTTGCAGGTGAGGCCGATAAGCGTGCTAAGGCTTCAGGCAAGACAGGTATCGGAGGCGGTAACATTGTCGATGATATTGACCCCGCTCAGTTAGAAAAGATCATCCGGGCCACTGGTGGTGCAAACGTTGCGAATGCGCAGGCTTATCTTCCTGTTTACAACTCACTTGCTCAGACTAACCTGCAGAACGCTCAGAGCATGGCTCAGACGAACGCAGCTCTGATGGGACAATTGAACCAGCAGAAGTACGGTTACAACCTGGCTGGACAAGGTTTAGCTGCTCAGACTCAGCTTGCCAACAGCATGATCCAAAACCAGAACCCTTACGGTGTCCAAGCCTTTAGTCCTCAGGCCACCGCGTCTTATTGATCGGAGGCGATCTAATGGATACCCAAGCACTAAGTGGTGGAGGTATTGATACTTCTGCTTTTCAGGGCCTTCTAGCCGAGGGCGGACCTTCTACGCCTTTTGGAGATTTTGATGTTGAGCAGGAGTTGATCAACATTTATCGAGATCCCAATACAACTGATGCGCAACGGACTCAGATTCTTGGACAGATCGGAAGCATGCAAGAAGCTGGTGCTGAAGAAAGAGAGTTAGCTGATCTCTTTGATAGGATCACTTCTCCAGAAAGACGTCAGCAAATCCTGCAAGACAACCTTGCATTTGAAAAAGAGCGTATGGCACAAGCTGCTCCTTATAAGCTTGCTTTTGCTTTACCTGGGCAGATTATGGATGCATTCGCTAAACCTGCCTTAATGCAGCTTGCTGGTTCCACAAACATCTCAAATATGATGATGCAAAGTGCAAACCGCAACTACGGAATTGCACCTGCAGCGATGAATGCACCTCCACGTTCTGGAGTGAAATACTTCTAGTAAAATAATGTCATGGCTGGCGTAGCTTCATCACCCACATTAGGCCTATTTTCAGCTGATAATGCGGCATCTCTTGGTTTAGATACGGCGGCAAAACCAGCAGCACCAGGCGCATCTACTATGTTTGATCCTTTAACCGGTGGTTTGATGCTTGCAAGCGCAGGTGTCAGTTTAATAGGAGGCATTAACTCCAGTAACACAGCTGCTGATGTAGCACGAAGGCAAGAAGAAGCTGCTTGGCAGCAAAGTAAATTAAATTACCAGGCTCAACAAGAAGCCGCTAAATGGCAGACTGCCGATAATATGGCAGCGCGTGATGCGCAGTTTGGTTGGGGAGCTGATCTTGACTTCGCACGTCAAGTAGATGCGGAGATGCTTAATACAGGCCTCTTCGGTGAACGCAAACAGGCGTTAATGAATAGAGATAAGATTTTTAATCAAGCTCTAGCTAACTCACCTGATGCTAGGCTAAAAGCAAGATTTGATAATGAACTATCTTTGCAGCGTACCTTAGCTGAAAGGATGGGTGCAATGCAAGGTATGTTCGGTCAGGTCCAACCGATCAACATTAGTACGATGTTCTCTTGAGGTACTGAATCATGGGCGGCGGTGGCGGCGGCGGAAAAACTGTATATAAAGCTCCTGAGCCGGATCCGGCGGTTAGTGAGTTTTATAGAATGCAAACTGAGATTCTCAAGCAGAATCAAGAAAGGGCAGACGCTGAGGCTGCCAAACTTGACCAAGCTGAGGAAAGGCGTCGGCAAAACGGTCTAAGTGGTCTGGGTGGTTATTTTGATACCCTGTCTGGCCAGTTCCAGAGGGGTAATATCAGCGCGAACACCTTTACTCAACAGATGATTGATTATGGTGCAAAATATGATATTGCTATTGATGATAAGTATATTAGGCAGGGCAACGAGTTAATTGATGCCGTAACGCCTATTAGGGCTGAAGCATCCGTTAACAGGGCATATTCAACCCTGTTGGGCCGTGATCCTACAAAGGAAGAACTGTCTCTAGCTGTTACCAACCTGACAGGTGGTATTGAAAACTATGCTTACGAAGATTTAAAAGACGATATTGTCAATAGTAAAGAGTATAAAGATGAGTTCAACCGGAGTTATCTGGAGAACTATTACGACGCTTACTACGGGGAACAGACAAGAGACGAGGAGGGTAATCGTACCGGCCTAAGGACTCTTAAGTTCGACGAGGCTTTTATGCCTTCGTACGACGATGACTTGGCCAGTGATACAGGTGTGACGCTGCCTACTTTCGGTGATTTCACCGGAAACGTTGCACAGCTCGAAGAGTACACGCAATCAATGCGACAGGCTCGTTCGTTCGCCTATAACGCTGGTTTAACCAACCTACAAGGCAATATTGATAAAGAGCTGACAAAGATGAAGGTTGAATCAGCAGAGAGGCAGAAAGAAATCGGCGGATTCTATGGATTGGCAGCAAGTCTGGGCCAAGGAGTGTTTTCTTGATAATAACTATTGCTATAATATTTTCAAGTACCAAAGATACTTACCATGTCTAACAATGATGACTACTTTAACGTAGATCGTTTCAACCAGCTCCTTATGAAACTTGAAGCCTCCAAAGGCCGTCAGGTGCGTCAAAAGGCTGTTGAAGGTCGTCGTGACATCTTCGCTCAAGGCCTCGCTGGCATGATGGGCAACTTCTGATCACTTGATTTTGCTTTTGTATCATGACCAACTCCGTGCCAAGTGGGCAGACCGATGTTGATGATTGGTTTGATCTAGATCGTTACCGTGAAGCAGCTGGTGTAGCCTACGAGTTTTCTAAGAAAAAAATGGAGGATGCTGGTGAACAAGAGCGAAAGACAATTGAAAAAGGAGCCTCAGAGCAGCGATTCACCGAAGCTTCGCAAGAAGCCCGCGACAATCGCCAAGCAAGACAAGCGTATAAGTTCTGACGTATTTGAATTTTTCGTCGATAATTTAGACTCCTCTACAAAGGAGACTTTTTTGTCGTTTGCGTCAGATAAGTACTCCATAATCGAGATTTATATTTATTCTCGTTTTTTGGGCTACAACGGCACCATTACGGACTGTCAGGTCTGGGTTGAAGAAAACTTCACAAAACCAGATCATGTGTCTACACTTCTCTATCAGATCGATGAGATGAGTGAAGACATCCGAAAGTTACGTGAAGATGTCGAGAATGGCTTGATCAAAAGAGATGCTGGAGTAGCTCGCAATGCTCAAATGCAACGCGAGCTTCGTGGCAGTATTGCACAAGTTGAAGTTTTCACTAACAACCGTGATCGCAAAGGCATGTTGATGTCTGGCGCTGACAGGGCGTTACGAGAGCTGGCACAAATTTTTAAAGATGATCCGATTTCTATTCCTCTAGAAGAAGCATCGATGGCTGTGTGGTCCCGTATGCAACTAGAGGAATAGTTCGCTTATCATATAGAAAAGGTTTTAAAAACAATGGGAGCAGCAACTACTGGTAGCCCCAGTAAAATCCAGCCTAATACTTATAACTCTTTTCAGCAGGCTGTGATGTCTGCTCAAGAAAATGCAGGACAAGCCAAGCAGGGCATGTTCGGGCGTGAAGAGTATATGAATTCTGGTCCTATGTACCAGGAAATTGCCAGGGGTGGTGAGAACACAGCTGGAATGCTTGGTGGCCCTAACCCTGGCAGCTTTATGGGTAACATGCAAAATGCTGAGGTTGAGAATAGTGCAGCCAATAACGCAGGCATGATGGGCAACATGGAAACCATGTTTAACCTCAATGCTGATGCGCGTGCAGAGAAGGAAGTCGAAGAAATGCAAGAAGGTATTGACTTTGGCCCTGGTCGTGGACGTCGTGTTGACCGCCGCACAGAAGCAATGGAACGTCGTGGTCGGAGGCGTTGATCGTGAATGTACCTGAGAATCCTTTAAATGTTTACAACCGCATGTATTTCGGCGGTCAGAACAGAAACCCGGATATCCAGCCCCTGGCACCTAATGCTGCCTACGGCTTTCCTCAAGACCTTAACAATGCGATTCAAGAACAGAAAGGGGACGCACTGAAGCCCCTCGCAGGACGTTACATGGGTTTGATGTATGGCTAAGAATAAAATGCCTCCCCAACTTCTTGAGCACTTCAAGAAGAAAAATCAAAAGGGAGATGATACCGACGATAAAGGCAAGAAGGCAGAAGAGTTGGCTGAAAAAGGATTGAAATCTGCTAAGGCCGCGAAGAAGTTCAAAGAGAAAAAAGAGACTAAGTCTTAATTCTTTGGTAGGCTAACTAATAAACATTAGCCCTTATGCCTTCTCATAGTTATCTTGCTTACCGTCGTAATGCACGGGCTGCTGCTGCGCGTCAAGTTGTCCGTGAGAGTAAAGAGTTAGAGAAGTTTAAGAAAGCACAAGAAGATTTTGCGTTCTTTTGTGAGTATGTAGCAGATAAGCCTCCGGCAAAACATCACAAGGAATGGCATAAACAATTCGTTACTCATCAGGACAGTAGTTGTCTATTAAAGATTGCTGGTCCTAATGTCGATCTATTGGCTCCTAGGGGGAGCGCGAAGAGCACTATTCTTGGACTACTGACCGCATGGGCCATCGGGGTACATACAACGGCTGGTAAGCCCTTACAGATCCTTTACCTGTCATATACCGTTGATATTGCTAGATCAAAATCAGCAACAATTAAAAGAATCATTGAGAGTAAACGTTATCAACAAGTTTTTCCAAAAGTAAAACTTTTAAAGAACGTTACGTCTAACGAGTACTGGTCGATTGACCATAAATTTGCCGGTATTGATACTACAGGTGAAGAACAGTTTACGTTATGTGCAGCAGGTCTTAAGGGTTCAGTTACGTCAAAGCGTTCACATCTTGTGATGATTGATGACGCCATCAAGTCATCCTCAGATATCGGTAATCCTGATATCCGGAAACAGATGGAAGATAACTGGAACGCAGTGATCGCACCAACGATGTTTGAAGGTGGTCGTGCGATTTGTTTAGGGACGCGTTTCCGACATGATGATATCCATGCAACGACATTCAACGAGAATAACGGTTGGAATCAAATTGTTCTCTCGGCTATTCAAACAGATCCTGAGACTGGTGACATGGTCTCATATTGGCCAGACTTCTGGAGCTTAGAGTATCTCCTCGACAAGAAACGACAGGCACCTATTGCTTTTTCGTTCCAGTACATGAACCAAATCATCAGGCAGCATGAGCTTTCTCTTGCACCTGAACTGGTTGTCAAAGCTGAGATTGCAACTGAATTTGACAGCCTTGGGGTAGGTGTTGACTTGTCTGCAGGCATCAAAGAAAAGAATGACTATACCGTGATGGTTCTAGGTGGTCGTATTGGTGATCGTATTCATATCATTGATTATCGAAGAATCCGCGTCATGGGAAATCTAGAGAAATTAGACGAACTTAAAGAACTCTTAGTAGACTGGAATGTATTACAGCAAGACGAAAAGGGATTATATTATCCCACTATGTCCACTGTCGATATTTACAGTGAAGCTGTAGCGTATCAAGCATCTTTAGAAGCGGACTTTAAACGTGTCTGTCTCAATCAAGAAGGACTCTGGAACATGGTATGGCACCCCGTAAAAGGATTCCGTTCAGATAAGTTGGCACGTTTTCGAGGGACCATCGGTCTTTTCGAGGAACGTAAGATCATTTTCAACCGCTATCGAAACTTCACTGCCATGTTTGAGGAGCTTACCAATTTTGGTGTAGCGAGCCATGATGACTGTGTTGATGCGCTTGTTTGGTTGATTAACGGTCTTGCGAGAAAAGGTGTTCTCCATGTCGATTACTAAGAAAAAACCAATGGCTCTTGAACAGTTAGTCGTAATTGCAGTAAGCGTTGTCTCGGGGGGAGGATGGTTTATATCTAAACTATTCGGTAGAGTACATGAGATCGATAATCGTCTTGATCGGATGCCTATTGAGTATGTGATGAAATCTGATTACATTAGAGACATGCATTACATGAGTGAAGAATTTAAAACTATTAACGCTAAGCTGGACAAGCTTGTAGATAAACTACTTGAAAAATGACAGACGTCCTTGAAGTCGTTGAATCAAAAGACGGTGATATCATTATCAAGTTTCCAGACGAACTATGCGAAGAGCTTGG